TGTGAAGTAGCCTCAACGAAGCCCTTAGTCGCTGCATCTTGAGCGTTTACTGGATCGGCTACGTTAGTGATATTTTGTGAGTTAAATGAAACTGAACCAGTTGGTGCAGTCATTTGATCTAATCTATTTGTTCTTACACCTGTATCAAAATCAGATATTTTTGTATGCAATAATGAAGGTACATCAGCAGCTACCATAGCTCTGAATGTTGCAGCACCATTACTACCATTTGGTGCAGCTAAAAATGTATTTTGTGTTCTACTCGTAAATAAATCAGCAAAACTACCAGAACCACCTATAGCTTCAATAGTTGTAGCTGATCCACCTGATCCTCCCGTTCCAATACCAATAAATAGCTTTTTACTTCCTTCAGCAAACGCTAATTCAGCATTTTCTAAGCTACCTGGTGCAGATGATCCTGTGGATCTTTTAATTCTAATCGTGTTAGACATCAGAAGTTTCCTCCATCAACGAGTTTAAGGGTAGTGACGTTATTATCTAATATAACCTTACCACTACTTTGCTGATAGTACATAACTGAATTATCAACTTTAGCACTGTGATCTAAAGTTAAGTCAAAACCAGGTCCTTGAGGTCCGACTGTTGTTACCTCAACTGTAGTTACATCAGATACTTGGCTGACAGTAACAGAATTAGAATTACTCATGCGGTGTAACCTTCACTTACAAATAGTTTACCCTCTAAATAATAGTTTTTGTTACCACTCGGTTCTGTTAGTAATACGTCATAAAATAAAATATCTGGAGTAAAATTTGCTGTATCTGTATCAGCTAAATTCATATCAATAATTCCATTACCTCTATCTGTATAAGTTATAGCCCAATCTGCATATTTTGTGGAGCGTGATTCATCATAAACTTGTGCTTCTACTGTATATCCGTTCAAACTTATTGCCGATCCAGTTGAATCCTTAAATGTTAATTTGATAGGAAAATCTGCTCTACGTTGAACAGTAAAATTCTTTTTTCCTGGAATAATTGCCATTAGCTATAGGGAGAATCACCAAGAATAGCTGTATTCCATTGTGCTTTTAGTGCATCTGCGTCACTAGCAGCAGTTATACCAGCATCAGCAGGAGCATCTCTTAGTGCTTGCTTTTTAGTTACTATATCTGTAGTTGAAGCACCTGTTTCTAAAGCTTTTTGAAATTCAATATCAAGTTCTGCAAGTTTTGGTTCTCTAGCAGCACGAATATTTGTTTTGTGAATTTCTCTGGCTTTTGCCATGTCAATGCCAAATCCCATTTTTTACTCCGTATAAGTCCAAGCATTTCTGAAACTCCTATCTGTAGGAATTGCAGATTTATTAACAGTATAAACTGTCTTACCACTAGGGCAATCTTTAGCCTTTATTTGCTCTAAAGTTAAATCACAATTATCGGTTGGAATAACAATAGAAATTCCACCTTCGTCATTAGCATAGATTAATCTGTAATCAGAATTAGCCATAAAGTTTTTCTTTTAGTATATCTTAAGCGTTACATATCGCCAAAACAAATATTACTAACTCTGTCAGAGTCTTGAAGTGAGTTACTAGGAGCATATCTTACCTGAAACCTAAGTGCAGATGCCGTCTTATCACTTGAAGCTGTACCACCAGCTACACCACAAACAACAATAGAATCTGCATTACTTGACCCTGCGGTTGAGCTACCAACAGCATAATTGGCATTTGAAAAACTTGTAGAAAAATTTACTGTGAAATCACCAGTGCCATTATCAGTAACTGATGAAGTAGTAAAACTATCTAATACTGAATTATTAGCTCCGTTATATAAACACCAAACTTTTGCCCTACCTTGTTCTATTTGTTCTGGAGTTGAACTTGAACCACCACTTGTATTTTGAATTGTATTGACTTTAAGTGTTGACATTAATTTTCTCCTATTATTGAGACACCAACGTAAGGAAAATCAGTTGCATTAGAAGTTCTTGAAGTTCTTGTTATAACTCGACAAGATGCTGCTACATTAAAATCTTCATCAGCAGCAGAAAAAGATAAATCATTACCTGTAGAGGCTTGACACCAAATTGCATAATTTCCGTTAGACATAGCATTTGTAAAACTAATCTGATGGTATCCTGTAGCGTGGTCAGTTATAGATGAAACATTAAAACTACCTCTAATATTATTGCTGTTAGTTGCATCAAAATTTATCCACATTTTTACAAGTTGACCTTTTTCTGTACCAGAACTATTTTGAAAAACTGGTGGTGCTGAAGATGCACTTTTTATTGTTCCAACTGATAGTGTACTCATGGTTTTGGATTAGCGTTTTTAACTGCTTTTATGTGGGTAGCCCACGTTCCAGTTGAATCAAGTTTACCAGCGATCATATCGTCATACAACATAGCTAACTGCTCTCTCCAATCTGCATATTTAGGATCTCCATAATATTGTCTTTTGGTTTGATATTCCAAATTATTTAATTCTGCCCTAGCTGCGTCAACCTTTGATTGGTCGATAGTTACGGGATTACCTGATGAATCAAAAACACCAGAATCATCATCAATTTTTGCACCAGCTTTTGAAAAAATATCTGGATATGCTTTTATTATCGCATCATGGTCATAAGACATTATGCACTTACCTCCATAACTGTGCAAGTTGAAGCGTATCTTGCTATGTGACTGCCATCACTATCAGAATCAGTCCTATTAAGATAAACAGTTAAAGTGCCATTTTCGTTATGACTTATTGTAAACCCATAAGTCAAAGTTGAAGTAGTACTTGGCGAATCTAAAAATGTCATTACCACTGGTGATGGAGAAGAACTATTTGTTGATGAACCACCACTTGTTCTTCTACTTCTACTGCCATCAGCATCACCAATACAAATTGATGTGCTACCTCTTTTCATTGTAAAACATCTGCCATGTGTAGTATTTAATGCCATTTCACCAGTAATCATAACAAGTATTTTATTACTAGAACTTTGCGGAGTTATAGTTACAGGACAAAGCACATCTGACTCATTGCCCTGACCTACAGATTGTGAAAATGTAGTTGTTCTTATTGTTTGTTTCATTTGTATTATTCCACCACTAGCACCAGATGGTAAACCACCTCTCGGAATTATACTGTCAACTTTTAATTGGCTCATAATTTAAACGACTGTCCAGGTTTCATCAGCACCTACTGTGACCGTTACTCCTGATTGTATAGTAATTGGACCAAAGCTGCCAGCATTTTTACCATTTGTTATTGTGTAATCTTGGGTAATAGTTCTATCATTCTCCCAAAATATTTCATCCGAGCCTCCACCAACAGCACCACCGCCAGCAGCAGCCCAACTTAGCGTTCCAGAAGCGTCAGATACCAAGGCATAGCCAGAAACAGCAGCATCAGCAGAAGGTAGTGTCCAAGTGAGGCTAGAAGAAACTGTAGCTGGTGCTTGAAATCCTACATAATGACTACTATCAGCATCAGCAAAACGTAAATCATTCTGAGCCTGGAGCGTTAATCCATTAGCATCGAATATCATCTGCTCAGTACCACTAGAAGAAAATCCCATTACGTTTGCAGATTTTCTAAATAAACCTAAATCTTCATCTCCATCAAAACTTAAGGCTGGTGTAGCTGCACTATTAGAATCATCAAGTTCTAAAACACCATTCATAGTGCCTCCTGATTTTGATAATAAACCTAAATTTGCTTGGTCGATATTTCCTATCTCAGTAAAAGCACCATTGCTTGAATTTCTTATTTTTAAAATTTTTGTAGTGGTATTTAAAAAAGGCATACCAGCTACGCATTGACTTGTAACTAAGTCAGATGATTTTGAATTACTTGATTGAATCGCAGCAAAAACAGCATTTAAATCTGTTCTTACGTTGGCTCCTGAAGCATTTTCGATTGTATAATTTGTTACATCAGCCATAGTTAATAACTATTTTTCTCCATGTTAACCTCCTTTACCAAAACCAACAGCACTATAGGTAAAGTCTCTATCAATACTACCACCACTTGAGTTTTTAAAATGAACTGTAAAGCCAGTTCCAGTTATATTTGTCAGTTCAAAGTAATCGCCAGATGCCATTTGTTTGCTGGAAGAATGTTGAGGAGTAATGCTAACAGAAGGTAAAAAACTATTTAAATTACCTAGTCCAGAAGTTCCAACGAAAAATGGTGCTGTAAATGTAACGGCTTTTGCTCCTGCTCCAGATGCTATAACAGATGATTGTTCAGTTCTTGATGGCATAGTTGCTGTATATCCTGCTTGCTGTAAATTCATATTTTGTGCTGTATCTACCGTGTCTATGGTAATTCTAAACTGAAATCCTCTACCTTTAAATGTTCCATTTGCAAAATCATTAAAAGATGTATATGTAGGAGAACTAGAAGGATTATCAGTAGTGGTGCGTACAGCCATTTTTGCGTTTACATCATTAGCAATAGAACCATCAAAATCTGTCCAAGTATCTATATTATCTGTTCTGTTATCAAACTGATCTCCTGTGTAAAAGCCAACTCCTTGAAAATGTCTTTTTAAGACAAGTGAGAATGTACCACCAAGATCAAGAGTATCTACAAAATCATAAGTAAGATTTGATTTTGTTCCGTTATATGGTGTTCCATCTGTATCTTCTCGATCAGTTTTGACAGTAATCGAATCTAAAATATCAACAATAGATAAAGCTACACTTGTTGCATTAGCACTAAATCTACCGCCATCATCTTGAAATTTAAGAAGATAAGTTCCTGCAAGAGCAGGAGCTATAACTTCTGTTGTGTTGCCAGATACAGCTTCGATAACATCTTGTGCAGATTGAAATGTAGCAGAACCTCCAGTTTGATTTGTATGCCGTACATAAACCCGACCTCCATGCAAAACATCTATAGCAGTTGCTTGTGTAAATCTTAGTCTTACGAATTGTTCATTGATGGGTTCAATAGTCAAGCCAGAGACATCTTCTGGTAGTGCTGTTTTACCTTGAGCTACAAATGTTGTGTCAGTTGAGTTAGTAGATATTTGTCCTAAAGCGTTATATGAAAATACTTGAAATGAATAAGTTGCTTTTACAGTATCTAAGAGTTCAAAATCACTACTAAATACAGTTTGAGAAACATAATTACCGTTTTCAACTTTGTAATTTACAAGATATTGAGTAGAACCAACAACAGGTTGCCAATCAACAATAAGTTTACTTCTAGCAATACTATTTATAACAACTGTCTGTTCTGAAACTGTTAATGCACTTGGAGGACTAGCTGGTTGATTTAGTATAGATATAGTTCTTGTAGGTAAGGCAGTTCCATCTTCGATAAACGCATATTTACCTTCAACATAGGATAAAGCTGAAATTGTGTAGTTTATATCATCTTGTTCTTCTACTTGAATCACCCTAAACAACTGAGTTTGTAATGTTGTACTAGATATTAAATAAGGAGAATTTGTAAGGGGTGCTGATGAAAATGTAGACTGCGTAACTTTTTCACCTTGGTCGTTTATCTTATCGACACTATTTACAGTAATAACTGCTCCTGTAATATCTGATATAGTTCCAACCTCTACTGTTCCATCAGATAAAATCACACTTATTTTTGGGTTATCGTTTAAAGCTGGTAATCCTGTTTGTTCAAGTGCATCAATAGTAATTGTTGTAGTTGTTGCAGCTACTACACGACCACCTCTTCTAACTCCTGCTCTTACTGGATCGTTTATTTCAACAACAGAACCAGGTCTGACAACAATTCCAGCGTCTATTGAAGTCTGAAAAGTGACTGTTTCACTTTCATTTTGTTCAGCGAAAAGGATTGC